TCTCGATTCTGACACCTACCCCCGAGGCGAAACGTGTTCTGCCGCTGATGATGTCGCGGCCGGACGAGTTCGGGGGGTGTGAGTGGCTGCAGGACGTTCTCGACGTCCCGGCGGCGTCTCGGTGGCCTCGGATGATGACGGGGCCGCATCCGAGGGCGGTGGGGTCGTATGGGGCGGAAGTGGAGCGGATCAGTCGGGATCGGGATGGAACGGAACTCCGCTGGTGGCAACGGTTGTCGATCAGGCGGATCCTCGAGCATGATGCCGAGGGGGTGCCGGTGTGGCCGGAGTGGTTGTGGTCGACGGCGCGGCAGCAGGGGAAGTCGGTGGGGTTGCGGGTGCTCGCGATGTGGCGGCTCGGTATGTGGGAGCGGATCGGCGAGGCGCAGCAGATCAGCCTGTTATCGAGCGTGGTTCGGACTGCTGACCTCGTTCAGGAACCGGCGCGGGCGTGGGCGAAGTTGCACCGTGCCGAGGGGTGGTGGGCTCGGGAACGGAACGGGGCGCAGGCCGTGATCGCCCCGGGTAATGGGTTGTGGGCGGTTCATTCGCCGACGTCGATCTACGGGTCGTCGACGGGTCTGGCCCTGGTTGATGAGGCGTGGCGGATCGACCCGAAGGTCATCAGTGAGGCGTTGGAGCCGACCCTGTCGGAGCGGGCGTGGGGTCAGTTGGGGTTGATCTCGACGGCGCACTCGAAGGCGACGGCGCTGATGATTGAACGCAGGCTCGACGCGATCGCGGACCCGCTGACGCTGCTGATCGAGTGGTCGGCGATGCCGGGGTGTGAGTTGGACGACCGCGCCGAGTGGCGGCAAGCGTCCCCGCACTGGCACGACCGGCGGGAGGCGTTGATCGCGAGGGCGCACCGGCGGGCTTTGACGTCGACGCAACTCGTCGATGGTGAGGACCCGGTCGCGGGGTTCCGCTCGCAGTGGCTCAATCAGTGGCCGGTCGCGACGACCCGTAACGTGCGGATCCCGGGGACGCCGCTCGTCCCTGACGGGGTGTGGGACCGGCTCGCCGGGGATGCCGACGCCGAGGGCGGGATCTCGTTCGCGGTCGAGGACGTGAACGGGCGTGCGGTGGCCGTCGCTGCGGCCGGTTTGGCGCAGGACGGGCGGACGGTCGTCGAGGCGTACGAACTGGCGGACAGGCGCCTCGCGTGGGCGTGGATCCGGACTCACGCCGCTACGCGCCCGGGGTGCAGTCTCGTCGTCGGGCCCGTCCTGTCGACGGATCAGGAGGTTCCCGAGTTGGGGGTGTCGCATACGACGGCGACGTATGTCCTGACTCGTCAGTCGTTGTCGAGGTTCCGGGCGTCGGCGTCTCGGCGGACGCTCGTTCATACGGGGTCGCCGGTGTTGTCGGCGCAGCTGGATGCGTTCCGGGTGGTCGAGGGTCAGTCGGGTTTGCGGGCGGTTAGTGGCGACCCGTGGGAGGTACTGAGGGCGGCGGCGTGGGCGGTCCATGCTGCGGAAACGGAACGGAGGGGTTCACCGAATGTCTACTGATGATGGTTATTGCGAGGGGGTGCTGATGATCGCCGGTCAGCACTACCGCTGCGACTGGCCGGCCAACGCCGAGGGTTTGCATCCCGGGTGGTCGCATACCTCGAAGGCGGCGCAGGCCGTGTGGGCGGGCCCACCGACCGAGCACATCAGCGAGTCGGGTCGCCGGCACGCTGACGCCGTCCGGGACTCGTACCGGTGAGGCGCCCTCGGGTGCTGATGCAGGTTGCTCGGTGGTCGGCGGGGGCGTGCCATCGCTGCGACGAGTTGATCCTGCAGGGCACGGAGATCGTTCGGGAACCGGCCGGGTGGGCTCACCTGACGTGCTGGCGCGGCCGTGTCCGGCGTGCATGATCTCGCCTCGGTCGTGTGGCACGGGTTCGGGTTCAGGGCGCGCTGCTCGTGCCGGTGGCGGTCGGCGCGGTATCCGAACACTGACGAGGCTCGCCTGTCGTGGATCCGGCACGCTGCCCGGGCCGCTTAATGGCTGACACCCGGGCCGCGCAGGCCGCATCCTAGGCCCGGGCGTGGTGACGGCGATACCCTGCTCGCGTGTCGAAACGTTCACTCGGTCCACCCGACCCGCTCGACACGCCACCCCGGGTGGACGTGGAACCGAACGCGAACCCCCCTGTCGGCTCGGTGGGCCCGAACGTCCCTGTCGCCGGTGACGCCTCGGCGCAGGAGCAGGCATCGGGAGGGTTCGGGGCCCAACACGTCATCTACCCGGGCGGGAACCCGCCACCCGAGGCCGTCGCGTGGGCAGGGTGGCCGTCGGAGTGGGCCGTCCCGTGGGACGGCGGCGGCGTCCTCGGCGGGCTCGTCACGACCGATGTCGTGTGGGCGTGCGTGGATAAGAACGCGACGGCGGTCGGGTCGATGCCGGTCAGCGCGACCGACGGCCGCGGCCTGCCCCTGACGGATCAGCCGTCGTGGCTGCAGAACCCGCAACCCGAGGTTTACACACATTGGGACGAGTTCATGCGGCAAATCTGGTGGTCGTATCAGCTGACCGGCGAAGTGTTCATCGGGGCGACGTCGCGGTTCGCCGACTCGGGATACCCGCGGACGTTCGCGATGCTCCCACCGTGGCTCGTGCAGCCCGAGATCGTGGCCGGCCAACGCCGGGTGTTCATCGGCGGGCAGGACGAAACCGAGAACGTGCTGCACATCAGGTACGTGTCGTGGCCGGGTGACGCCCGAGGTCACGGTCCGCTCGAAGCTGCCCGGGAACGCCTGCTCGCCGTCAAGGTGTTGATGCGGTACGGCGCTGATCTCGCGGCGAACGGTGGTATTCCGTGGGCCGTGCTCAAACACAAGTTCAAACTCGGCGAGGGTCAGGCGCAGGCGTTGAAAGCGCAGTGGATCACGGCCGCCCGGTCCCGCATGGGTGCACCGGCCATCCTCGATCAGGACACTGACCTGCAGCAACTGCAGACAACGCCCAAAGATATGGCCCTCGCCGAGATGCAGGCGTTCGCCGAGGCGAGGATCGCCGTCCTGCTCGGCGTTCCGCCCCTGCTCGTCGCCCTGCCCTCGGGCGCTGACTCGCTGACGTACTCGAATGAGTCGGCTATCTACGATTCGCACTGGCGGCAAACCCTGCGCCCCGGGTCGGGGTACCTCATGGGCGCCCTGTCGGCGTGGGCCCTGCCCGGTCGGTCCCGGGTGCTGCTCGACGCCGACGAATACATCAGGGCGACCCCGTTGGACAGGGCGCAGGCGTACAAGATCCTCGTCGAGCTAGGCGTGATGACGCCCGACGAGGTACGAACGGCCGAGCGTCTACCGGCCCGACTCGAAGGGGCGACCCGAGCATGACCGCAACCCTGTTACCCGCGATGGCGCAGACCCGTTCCTTCCCGGTGGATCTCGAAGTGACCGACGAGCGAACGGTCGAGGGGCTCGTCGTTCCCTATGACCGGGTGGCGCTGATCGCCGAGTTACGACCTGACGGCCCGATCAGTTACCGGGAGCGGTTCGTCAGGGGTGCGTTCGAGCGGGCGACCCGGCCGGGTAACGCCGGTCGGGTCGCGCTCGTCTACTCCCACGACGAGATCCTCCCGAACCGGCTCGGGTACGGGGTGTCGTTCCGCGAGGCCGACGAGGGTCTATATGGCACGTTCAGGCTCGACGAGTCGACGGCGGCGAAGGCCCGGGACGTGCTGACGACATCGCATGCGGGACTGTCGATCTCGTTCCTGTCGCTGCTCCCGAAGGCGTTCACCGAACGCGAGGGCGCGCTAGTGACCCGTGCTGCGGCGCACCTGCAGCACGTCGCGGCCGTGTCGACCCCTGCCTACCCGGGGGCGATGGTCACGGCGATCCGCGAGGACGGCACGGATGACCCGTCACCGGCCGAGGTTGCGGCGCAGGAGGCACTCGCCGAGCAGGCTCGGGCCCTCGCATGGGTGGACGAGGTCACGACCTCCGACCCGTGGGCGGCGTACCGGGGCTAAGATCCCGCAGCAGTAAGCGCGACACCTCCGGCATAGTGCCCGGACCCCTCGCCGGACGACCCCCTAACAAACCCTCGTCGCCGGGAAGGGCTGACACCTATGACCGTGGACTCGATCACTAAGAAACTGCTCGACGAGCGCGACGACATCGTCGCCCGGGCGAACGGCGTCAAGAAAACCGCGCTCGAACAGAACCGGGACCTGTCCGAGGCCGAACGGCAGACCCTGTCGAACTTTCAGACCCGGGTGTCGGAACTGGACACGCAACTGCAGTTCACGACCATGAGTTACGAACTGTCGGAGCAGACCCGGGACAACTTGGCTCGGATGCAGGTGCCCTCGGCGGCGTACTCGAACCGCGACGGGAACCCGTGGGAAAAGGCCACGGCCGGTCAAGTGTTGTGGGACTACATGCACCAGCACCAGGACCGGGACGCCCACGCCCGGATCGACGCTTTCACCCGTCATCAGAATCGGGCCGCCGAGCATATGGGAACGACGGCGGCCGTGACGGTCCCGGTCGCCGGCGGGTTCGGTGGCCTGATCGTGGCGCCCGTGACGGGCCCGATCATCGACCTGTCCGGCCCGGATATGCCGTTGACCAACGCGATCGGTTCATCGGACGCCCCGAACGGGTTTCAGTTCATGCGCCCGCGGATCGTCGACCCGGATCTCGACACGGCGGCCGGGCCGCAGGCAGGCGGGAAGGAAAAGGCGGAACTCCCATCGAAGAAGTTCGACCTCGCCTCGGATCTCGTCACCCTGACCACCATCGGTAACTATCTGAATCTTTCCTTGCAGGCGGCGACGTTCGTCCCGGGTGCCCTCGACATCGTCGTCCGGCAGCTGAACCGGCGCACGTCCCGAGGCATCGAGAAGGCGACCGTCGCTGCGATCACGGACGCCTCGAAGGTGATCCCGCTCGCCGACGACGCCGATGCGTCAGCGGTTCAGGCCGCCCTGTTCGCGGGTGCTGCGGCCGTGTTCACCGCTACCGGCAGGATGCCGACGTGGATCGCGGTCGGGCCGCTCGGTTGGGCTCGGCTCGGCGCGCAGACTGACCTCGCCGGTCGTCCGATCTTCCCGAGCCTCAACCCGGTCAACGCAGTCGGAACCGCGGACATCGGCGGTGACCTGCAAATCGCCGGGATCCGCACGATCGTCACATCGGGCATTACCGACGAGGATATTTTCATGGGCAACGGCGAGGGCATCGAGCTTTACTCGTACCGTTACCCGCTCCTGTCGGCGACCGAGCCGAGCCTGCTCGGTCAGCAGTTGGCGGTCGCGGCGTCCCTCGGCTCGTACAAACCACCGACGACCGAGGCCGGCCCGGGTAACGTCCCCCCGGCGGCGTATGAGGCGATCGTCAAGATCGGCGACTGACCGATGACCGTGCCGGGTTACTACGACGGGTCGTACCCGCCGAGCGTCCTGACGCCTGCGCCCCCCGTGGTGCCCGCGACCGGGGCCACGGCGGGTATCCCGGGGGCGTGGACCCCTGCCGGTTCCACGCCCCCCGCGACTGTCGCTGCGCTGCAGGGCGCGTCACCTGCGGTCGTCGCGTCACCTACGACCGGGTGGACGTCGGGTCAGTACGTGCAGACAGGGACGGCCGGTGCTGCGGGCAGGGCGACGTGGACCGGGACCGGGTGGGTCGGCGGCGCTGCACCCCTGCAGGCCGGTTCGGGCGGAACCTCGAAGCGTCAGCCGAAACCCCCCGACCCTGACGTCCCGGTCACGAAGGCGGGCGACTGATGTCGGCGCCGTTCCCTCCGGCCGCGCCACCGTGGAACGGCGACCCGACCCTGCTCGCCGAGTACGCCGCCGGTCGGCTGAACCTCGCCCCGGCCGATCCTGACCGGCCGTGGCTCGCGCAACTCGCCGACGCCGTCGTCGAACTGATCGGCGCCTACATCGACGGCGGACCCGAGGGCCCGGTCGACGCCTCGGGCAACGTGAAACCCTCGATCACGACGGCGTCAGTGCTGGCGCTCGTCGACGCCTACCGGCGGAAGGACGCGACGTTCGGGATCGTCGGGGCGTGGTCACCTGACGGGGTCGCGCTGCGGGTCTCCCGGGACTGGCTGGACGGCGTGAAAGCTGCTCTGCAGCCTCACCGTGTCGCGTTCGGGGTGGCCTGATGTCCGTCGACATCGCGACCCGTCGCCCCAAGATGATGGACGCCCTGCAGCCCGTCCTCGACGACCTGACGGCCGCCGGGATCAGGGTGACCCTCGACATCACGCAACTGAACCCGCCGGGGTGTCTGCTCGGGCCGCCCGAGATTGACTACCGATTCAACGGCGGCGACTTCACGGCGAGTTATGTCCTGATCGCGACGGTCGGGTCATCGGACAGGACACGGATGATCGTCGCCCTGTCCGACTACCTCGACGAGGTCGTGACCGCCCTCGGCTCGCGGCCGGTGACGGCGCGGCCGGTGGACGTCACGCTCGCCGACGCGAGTACCGCACTGCCCGTGTATGAACTCCGGTGGACTACCCGTATCCGACACCGTTAGGGAAGGCTCGAACGATGACTGCTCCTGCTCCAACACTGCCCACGGACACCGGCCAGCTTGGCCCGGGTGTCCTGAAAATCGGCGAGACCGGCAGCGAGATCGACGTGTCCTGCTATGTCAACGACGCGGCCGTGGAATGGTCCGACTCGAAAACCGATGACACGACCAAACTCTGCGGGGCGGTCCGGGCCGGGGTGACGACATTCACGGCGCAGCTGACCGGGAACATCGACGTCGACGCAGGAAATGAATCGGGACTGTTCGCCCTGTCGTGGAACGAAAAAGGCTCGCAGCAGTCGTTCACGTTCACCCCGTCGACGGAACTCGGGACGACCGTCACCGGGATCCTGACGATCAAACCGCTACGCCTCGGCGCCGACGAGTACGGCGCTGACCTGACCTCCGATATTGCGTTCGACATCGTCGGCGACCCTGTCCTGTCGTTCGACGGCGCGGCGGCCGTCGCGACCGGCGCGACCGCGGGCACCCCGGGGTCGTTCACGCCGTCCGGCGCGACCGCACCGGCGAACCTCGCTGCACTGCAGGGCGGCTCGGTCGTCGCATCACCGGCGTCGGCGTGGACGTCGGGTCAGTCGGTCGTCCTCGGCGATGCGTCCTCGGCACATTGGGACGGCACGGCCTACGTCGCAGGGGTGACCCCCTAGCGATGGTCGCCCCGGGCGCGACGACATCGCGGGTCGAGGTAAAGGGGCTCTACAAACTGACCCGCGCCCTGCGGAAGGCAGGCGTCGACGTCAAGGACATGAAAGCGGCGAACGCCCGAGTCGGCGAGATCGTGACGCAGGCCGCGAGGCCGA